GGTCTATCAGGCATATGAATAACATCACCAGTGAAACCACACTCACTAGCAACAATTTTAGACATTTCTTTGACTGTTATCGTACCCTCATCTGGACCAATATTAATAATCTCAGATACAATATTGGGATCGAAAGACATCCGTTCTAAACAATTAATACAATCATCAACATAAGAAAAACATCTAGTTTGCATACCATCGCCATAAACAATAGCAGGTTTACCTTGCAAATTACGATTAATCATAATACTCATAACATTACGAAACGGATCATCATACCGTTGTCTAGGCCCAACAATGTTATGAGGAACAGCAATATTCCACTGCATTCCATGAGTTTTAGATAATACTTTTAACACTTCTTCACCAGCAACTTTAGCTATACCATACGGATCAACTGGAGCAGGAATCATATCTTCAGTAAACGGAGTTTGTTGATTTCCATATCTAGCCATAGAAGTGCAATACACAAATCGCTTTACATTGTTTTGAATAGCAGCTGAAATTGTAGAAACACTTGCTTGGAAGATATTTCTAGTGATAAAATCTGGTGAAAATACAGATAATCCCTCATGAGCTGTTGCAGCAGCATGAATAACAATATCACATCCAGACATAATCTTAGTCAATTCAACGTTATCACAACAGTCAATAGAATAAAATTCAACTCCGATAGGAACATTTTCAGCATATCCACCAATCATGTTGTCATTACCAACAACACTATGTCCTAATGCTAACATCCTGTCTGCCAAATGACTTCCTAGAAATCCCGCAACTCCCGTAATAAAAATTTTCATCAATTAAGTCCTGTAAATAAAATATTTAGTTGTATCTTGTTGATCATATTTATCCATAACATGTTGTTTCCATTCTGGAACTCTATCATACTGATGTACGATATAAAATGGTTTCCAATCACAAGTATACACTATACCATTCTTAAAGTGTGGTTCAGCTTCTGTTAAATTTGGTCGAAATTCGTTAATTTTACTAGGATCAACTGTAGTACCAGCATGACAAGCCCAAGAATCACTCTGAGCAGCAAAATACACATTACTGCGATACGGTTCAGTTGCCATCAAAACATTAAATACAGCTTGATCTACAATAGGAATAGGTCGATTAATTGATCCTAGATATAAATGTAAACATAAATCTTTTACATATTCACTTGTACCACCTATAACACCAACATTATATATCACGTTATCTTTAAAGTCATTATAGATATATTCACCGAAAGTTTGATGTAAATTTTCATTACCCCATGCTTCATCTTTATATCTAATAGATTCTGAACCAACAACTAACTTAGGATACCCAAGATTACTATCCATTGTAGTTTGAACTAAAAATTCAAATGGATTTTGTTGAAAATACACATCTTTAACATCTGTTGTAATCACATAATCATAATCTAAATAATTTTTCTTTAGAAAATCATAGATATACAAAAATCGTAAAACATGAATAGGTGCAGTTTTGGGAGTATCCCCAATATCAATTAATATAAATCCACGCTCAGTTAAAGATTCAATTGTATAGGAGTTTGTATTACCTATAATTAAAACTTTATCACCATCAAATCCAGTATCATCTATAGATTCAACCCACGGTTTTAATTGATTATAATCGTATCCTAGTGCGGCACCAATAATTAAACTTTTACTCATTATACATTCATCCACTCAAATAAACGAGTAATAACATCATCGCTTGTATGACCATCCCACTCAGGCGCATATTCCAATTCGTTAATATCATCAAGTTTAGACCAGAAATGATCTAATGGCAAATGATACGTGATCATACCGGTAGGTAAATTCATACCAGCGATAAACCAATCATCAAACATTGTACCATCAGAATGTAGTTTACTTTTCCACGAAATATCTTTATGAGCTTTCATTAAAGCTGCAAATAAAGTACATCTATGAGAATATAATTCGTTAAAAGTATGAAATCCATCACTAACATTACCAACATCACATTCAATTGTTATTTTACTCATTATAACCTCCAAGGAAAGTTTTCACCATATAATTTATTCATCTCTGTATTACCGTACTCAAAAAATTCTTTTGAAACCGAACCGGAATTACCATCTAATCTATAATTCAATGTGTAGTCACCAGTACATTCAAATTTAGGGAAATACTGTCTCAATGCTTGAAATACAACTCTATCTTGACCCCAACCACCATGCCAAGCACCAGCAATAGCTACAGCAACTTCACGTTTCAAACAATAACAATTAGTATCTATATGATACGTTTTAGTCCAAGCTTCCCATTTACCCAAACTCTCACAATCATCTAATAATAAAAAATCGCCATTTTTATCAACAATACTGCGTAAACTATAAACCCAATCAGATTCTGTAGCTTCTAATCGTTTGATCATAGAAGCCACATGACTGTCATCAAACCAATTATCTTGATCTAAAAAGAACACATAATCTTGATTAATTAAATGAGAAAATGCAGCATAAACTCTATGACCGTAAAATCCATTAGAACCAACATTATCTGTAAGATATACAATCTGTTTATCTAAATTTGATTGTTGTTTAACAAGGATCTTATCAACTTTACCACGATGTTCTTTACCATCAACTACAATAAGTGCTGTTAAATTTGTATATGTTTGTGTTGCAACACTATCAACAGCTTTTTTAAGCGTTTCAGCTCCAGTAGTAGGAATTATTACTACAGCACTTTTCATATTATATCCTTAAACTTTAAACCCATCAAATACTTTCTTAGGTTGATTAAATTTCGATTTATATATCGCTTCAGAATCTGATGTTCCAGAATCAACAATATCATGTTGCGCAGAATTCTCAACATCATATAATTTCATATATTTTCTATCAACACCAATAACAAAACGTTTATTTAGATTTAAATCTCTATATCGATTTTTCAATTGTTTGATCATCATTTGATTTAATTCTAATAACTCTTCACTATTAATTATAGCACACATAAAATCTGCAATATGAGTAACACCAAACGATTCAGAAACATCTGTCATATCCACATCGCTAGATGTGGCTGCACTACGTGTTGTCTGAGTTGCTGTTATTACAGGAATATTACACTCTTGAGCAAATCCACGCAACTCCTGAGCTATCGCTTGAACATATGTATAAGAATTAACACTAGCAGACATTTTCATTCTAGCACTAGCACAAATGTTTAAATAGTCAACTAATACAACATCAGGCACAAAATTTTTCTTTAAACGCAACTCATTTAATAATGTTCTAAAATGATTAACATTAGCTGCTGCTGTGGGATACTCTTTAATAAACATCTTACCAATAGTTTTAGATTTAAGATAATTCATTTTTTTATCATACGAATCTTTATCCATTGACATTAAATCGTCCATTGTAATACGCAATAAATTCGCATCTATTCGTTTTGCAATTTCCTCTTCTGCCATTTCACAAGTGATATATAAAACATTCTTGCCAGCTTGTTGAAAGTTTGCTGCCCAATCACACATCATTAAACTTTTACCACCATGAGGAGGTGCAAGAATAACATTTAGTGTTTTCTTTGGTAATCCACCATTCGTAATCAAATTAAAATAATTTAACGAAAATGGTACACGTTCTTCTATTTTATGGTAATACTCAAATCTATTAGTAGAGTCATCCAAATAATCATGTCCAACACTACTATCAAATGATACAGATAACGCATCACTTAATAGTTTTGGAATAGACCCTTTAGATAATGATTGATGTTTATTATCTAGTATTGTAATAGACTCTCGAACAGCATTAAATATAGCGGCATCTTGACAAAATGTTTCAGTTTTGTCAATCAGCCATTCCAAGTCAACACTATCACTTTTAGAATCATTAAATTCTGTTAACAACTCTAAAGCTTCTTTATACTCATCATCAGATATAGGTTTATCATTTAATTGAATAACTAGCGCATCAAACGTCGGTAATGCGCTATATTCTGATATAAAAGAAGAGATCTCAGTAAAAATTAATCGCTCTCTTCTTTCAGTAAAATATTCCACATCGATAAACGGTAAAACCTTTCTTGTATATTCATCATTATAATTCAGATTCTTCAATATCAATTTGTTCAAATTCAAGATCGTCTTCCTCACGTTTAGCTCTATCACACAAAATAGACATTAAAATATCACCAATAACAGTTTTAAACTCATTATCAAAGAATTTTTCATTATCATGATCTGCAACATCTACAACAACAAATTCAAAACTCAATACAGCAGTATCAGATGTATCGGGTGCATCTTGCATAGTGACATTATGATATTGATACACAACATCAATATAATCACCACTCAATATTTTTAATCCAGGTGCACCATTAACTTCTACAAACACATAATCTCTATCTTCTATATAATTTAAATAAGTATCACTCATATCAACCTCTACCAAATACCAAACCAAATTCCAGTGCCATGAATCCAAGCAACTGGAACAGCAATGGCTCCAGCAATTAAGAATAACCATTCACTGTTTTGGATACATGTGATAACATGAGTAATCCAAGCAGCTAGTCCCCATCCAATAAATAAAATGCAAAACCCAACAACACCCAAATATAATTGTTCATCTGATGTCAATTTCATATTATTCTTCCTCACCACTAAATGCTTCAGAAATTATTTCATCTGAAATACTATTATCCATTAATAATCCATTAGAAATTTGATAATTTTGTTTAACCCAAGAATCAAAAGATTGATCTAAAATAATACTAGACCAAAATTCTTTATTTTCAGTTTCTTTAAGGCGATATTTTTTGGCTTCAATCTCGCCCGTTTCAGTATTTACTTTAGAATACCAACCATTTGATGGTTTAACAATATGACCAGATTCAAGAGCAATATCCAATAAACCGCTCCATTTTGAAATACCGCCTTCAAATTTTACAGTAAATGGTAATTTTGCTTTTTCTCTAACAAATCGAGACTTTTCGATATTAATAGTAAAATTCCACCCTACTAAATCAGAACCATCTTTTTCTTGTGATTTAGAAATAATAAAAATTTGATTAGCAGAATACATTACTGCTGTACCACCACCAACAACAGCTTTAGAGTACATCTCCATTGTTTGGTAGATATGATTTATTACCACGCAAGGAATATCTTTCATTGTTAAATGTGGAGTAATAATTCTCAATAAAGATCGAATCGCTTTTGCTCTTGTCATATCAGTTACTGATTTTTCATCTAATGCGTCTTCAACTTCTTTTTTCGAACTTAATGCACCCAACGAATCAACAAGAACAAATACTTTATCTCCTCGTTTAATTTCTTCTAATCTCTTAACAATATCAAATTTTAACATTTCAATATGTTCAATTGGGATATGGATAACTCTAGATGTATCAATACCATTTGAAGCAAGATATTCTGGCGTAATACCAAATTCAGAATCATAAACTAAAGCAACTGCATCAGGGTATTTGTCGAAATATGCTTTCATACAATATAACCCTAGAAGAGTTTTAAATGATTTTGAAGCACCAGCAAAAACTGTAAGACCAGGAACTAAACCTCCAGATAATGATCCAGAAAAAGCAACATTTAAAATTGGTAGATTGGTTTGAATACAATCTTTTGCATTAAAGAATGGGGAATTAGCTAGAACTGCAGCTTGTTTTATTGTGCCTGCTTTTTGTAATTTTTCTAATAAACTCATTTATTCACCGTTTTATTTTTAGTCATTCCTCGACACCAACCAATACCTGGATTGGTATGAGATCTTTTATTTTCAACACCGTTAGTCCACCAAGGTCTTGAACCAACAATTTTACCACCAATTTTACCTCCCTTAGAGGAATTTTCTATAACTAAATCATAATTATTAATTCTCCAGTCATATCCACCAATTCCACTCCTAGTTCCAGCTTCCTGAAGAGCATTAGCTCCAATACTAGCCCATTCTGATCTTAAATTTTTATAATTTGGATCATGAATACCAATTCCAGATAAAACATTTTGTTTACCACATACAGCAGCAACATCTGGAAATTTTTTAAAATGTGGGGTAACTAGACCCTCAAAATGAATTCTTTTCGATTCAGCTGATCTATCCCAAGAACCAGAAAATATTCCAAGTTTCTGTTCTTTAGTCATTTTACCACCAATTTTACCAGCTAAAGAACAAATTAATAAATTAACTTCAATTTCAGGATTACCTTTTAATAAATAGTAGGCTTTTAAATTTCCTAAATTGAACCCCATTTTATATCTCAATAAATGAATTACCCTGTGTTCTTTTATAGTTAAAGGAACAGTTTCTGTTGAGGTAGAATCTTCGTGAATAGGTATAATATGATGATTTTGATATAATTTACTATCATATACCCTTGTTCTAGCTCTAGATATTATTGAGTCATGTATACGAATATAATTCATATCATCAAAATTTTTGTTGATTGTTGTATATCTATACCAGAAATAGGTTCTTCATCTTCTTGTTCAGATAACCAATTAATATCAATATTTTCAACATCATCAAAATCTTCAGGTAAAAAGAATTCTCCCATTTGAGATCCATCTTGATTAAAAATCATAACATAACGAGATAATGAAAATAAATTGTTTACAGATAAAGCAGTGTCAACAGCACACAAAACAGGATCTTCTTCCCAAATATCAGTAAATAATGTAACTACTTGTTCAAATTCTTTTGTAAGACCATTATCTAATGA